CTGATTGTTATGTCAGCACTGATTGTCTGACCATTGGTTCGTATAATGCTGTCGTTACCTAAGAAGGGATAGCGTGTATCTGATTCTGATTTGGTATAACTATTGGCTATGCTAAACGCATCATATACCACTATCTCGACAACATCGTTAACAGATGCACCTGTAACCAATACTACTGTCGTGCCTGTCGTGGAGGTGTAGTCTGTGGCAGGTTTAAGTAGTATACCATTCTGATAGACATCGACATACTCACCATCTGAATATGTGAGCGTATTGGAGTTAGCATCCGAACCAGAAAAAGAAGTCTGCCCTGCTGTGGCTTGGTAGATGAAGCGTGTTCTAACGCCTTGGTTTGGTGCTTTTCCTATATATGGCATATTGTTATCCTATTATATCCATGACGGTTTTGTTGGAAAGGGTTGAACCAACTGATGTTTATCATCAAACGCAACAGTAAATGTTTTGGTGCAATCTCGTAATTTTTGTCTATACTCTGAAACTTCTTTCTTTTGCTCTTCAGTAATTGGATAGTCAGTTGTCATGTATTTATCTGTTTCATTTAATAAATCATTTCTATTCTTACGATATGCCCATATAACATCTTCTGCTTTAATTGCTTTTTGGTTTTCTTTATTTGTTTCTGAAACACTAATTCTCATTATCTACTCCTAAAATGGATTTGCACCAAATACTGCAACACATTCAATCGTTGAGTAACCATTACTACTATTGCTTGTATCACTCTTGTCAAAAGTTATTCTTAAAACATTACTGCTTGGTTTAGTTGCAGTTACAGAGCCATTACCACCGTATGCTTCAGAAGCTTGTGTTGATATATATGTTGAGTTATGTGCTACTTGAAAGTTTTTAAATATGCCATAAGAACCTGGGGATTGGTCATGGTTTGAAAATGCAATAACATAACAACCACCATTTGTTTCTACTGGAAAATCATAGTATGTGTCATAGTTTGCTCCACTATTACTACTTGCTCTAACCACCATGATGGGATGTGATTCAATACCAAATGGACTTGAAAAATTAGAAGTAGACCCTGCCACAGTATTTGTAAGTCTTAAATTGTCATTTCCACCAGTTCCAAATCTCATATGGTTGTTACTATGGTCATACATTTGATACCCTGCATATCTTCCTGCACCACTAACTGCATCACCAAAATGAATAGTGTTAGTACCAGAGGTAGTGCTTAAAAATTGAACTATTGGACTAGAGTCAGCAGTATTGCCAATTTGTAATGGACTATATCCTGCATGCTCGTTACCTGCTGTGCCAGTTAAACCACCTATTGTTACAACTTCACTACCTCCATCAACATGAAGCATATTAATGCTACCGTTGCTTTCTACTCTAAAGTCTACATCTGCACTGCTGTCATTTACGGTTACAGCACCATCAAGGTCTGCTGTATTAACAGTGCCTAGACCATTTCCTCTAACTTTAGTTAAAGCCATTTATTCACCTCATGCGTAAGGGCTGTCACCCAATGTGCTTGTATCCCAAGCTGCCTTTAATTTAGCTATTGTGTCTGCATCATCTATAGCTTTTGCAGCAGGGGCATCTCTCAATGCTTTCTTCTTATTTACCGATGCTGTTTTAGCCGATGCGTCATCAGCTTCCAATGCTTTCATGTATGTTACATCTTCAGCTTCTAACAAAGGCTTTCTGACTTCTCTGATTTTGTCTTTGAATATCTTCTTAGCCTCCGTCATGTCTTCGGATATCACAGAGCCACTGAGCTTCCATGCGTTTCTAAAATGTCTGTCAGATGGCACAGTTGCAGTAGACGCATCTATGGTTGCCCCATCCTT